GCCCGCGTCGGGCGCGGCGGCGGCGTGGAGCTGCTCGTGCAGCGCCTCGGGCGTGGACTGCGCGTCCGCCGACTGGCAGGTCGCGAGCAGGATGATCGAGAGCAAGAGCGTCTTCATGGGGTGCCTCCGTCCTTCGGCTCGGGCACCGGTCGGGCGCCCACCGCCGTGGTGATTTCTTTGAGCTGGTCGCGCATCCACACGACGTTGACCTTGAGCTCGCGCAGCTCGAGGTCCTGCTCCTGGTCGTGCTCGGCGTTCTTCTCGACCACCTGGGCGCGGGCGAACGTGCCGACGAACGCGACGGCGGTTCCCCCAGCGACGAGCAGCGCGAGCCCGAGGCCGAGGATGGTCTTCCAGGAGTTGATCCGGTCGGCCCAGCTCTTCGCCCGCCGGTCCTCGACGACGATCGGCTCGGTGGTGTCCGCGTCGTGCCCGTTCCCGTTGCTCTCGTCGATCGTCATGGCGAACCTCCTGAGCTTACGGAGATGAAGCGCCAGGCCTGACGGACGTCGCACTCGCCGACCGTCATCGGGATCCAGTGGCGCGACGCTTCGACCGATCGTCCGCTGCGCGACCGCACCTCGAGCTCGTGCATCTCGCCCGTGGCGACCTCGTAGACGAACACCGACGATCCGAGCGCGGACGAGGAGCAGGCCCGCAGCTCGGCGGCCTCACCCTCGCGGAGGACCTCGAGGTCCCCGTCGCAGTCGGCAGGCCGCCCATCGCGGAACTCGCGCACCCACACGGCCACGGTGACGCGGCACGACCCGTCGGGCGAAGAAGCCTCGGGCGGCGCGCCACCCTCCACGCAGCTGGCAACCGCGAGAACCAAGAGCGCGCTACGTCCGGTCATAGGTGTACTCGCAGTAGTAGGCGGCCTTGCCGTTGGTGGTGTTGTCGTTGCGCACGTTGATCCGGTAGTACGTTCCAGTTGCGACGGTTTCCGTGAGGCCGCTCTGACCGATGTCCTGCTCGGTGCCGTTCGCTGCAGACGTCTGCGTTGAGCCGACCTGCGTCTGGTTGCCGCCGTTCGACCGCTTCCAGAGCGTCGCCGAGAGCGTCGCACCACCCGAGTTCACGTCGAGGACGCGCACCTTCCACGCCTTCAGCCGCGCGCCGACGGGAAGCACCAGGCCGAAGCTGGCATCGGCGTTCGCCGTGGTTCCGGCCGTGATCTGGTCGGGCGTCGTCGAGGTGCCGAAGAGGTGTGCCCACGAACTCGAGACGAGCGCCAACGACGCCGGTAGCTGCGTGATCCGATCGCCATGCTTGATGTCCGCCTCGGCCGTCTTCACCGAGGTCGTGCCCTCGAGCGTGCCCGCAGTCACCGAGTCAAACGTGTTGATGACGGACCCCGACGAGCCGACGATGTCCGCGCCGGAGTTGCAGTTGATGTTGCGCGTCGTCGAGAGCGTGCCGGCCGTGTTGAGCGTCACGCCGTTCTGGAACGTCGCCGCGCCCGTCCACGTGTGCGCCTCGGCGAGGAACCCGTCCAGCCAAACGATCCACTGGTAGATGAGGTTCAGGAGCCAGTTGAAGTACTGCGCGCCTGGCCTCTCGGGCGGCACCCAGCCGACGTCCTTCTTGCCCGGCGACGGCTCGACGATCGCACCGCCAACGTTTGCCCAGCGAGGCAGTGAGGATGGCTTTGGCATCTACGTCCCCTCTGAGACGGAGGCGAATTTCCCTCCACCGCCTGGGCTGGTGGTGTCGTCCAAGCCCTTCCCGGCAAAGGGGTACAGCGTCACCGGCGTGTCGACCGACCAGGTGAAGTTGTTGCTGAGCGGTGGCGTGAGGCCCTGGAACTTGTAGACCGGGCCCCCCAGCGTCGCGGCCTGTGCGTAGTGGTAGACCTCGAACGTCCCCGCGGGATCGCGTAGCGCGATGTCTCGATCGGACGCGGGGAAGCCGGCAACGCCCTTGACCGTAATCTCCGTCGCGCCCGTCGGAGCCAGAACGGTGAGGTAGGTCTGGCACGCCATCGTGAACATCTCGCCGGCAACGTCCTCCTGCCACTCGAGCAGGCCACGCACGCCCGCCGCCTTGGCGTCGGCGAGGAACTTCGCGAACTCGGCGGCATCACCGGCGAGGATCGGCTCTAAGATGCGCAGCACGAAGCCGGCGGGGAACTGGTCCTCGAGCTCCATCTCATCGATGCCGAGCGTCCGGAACACAGCGTAGATGTCCTCGCTCATGCCACGCGTCTTGTTCACGCGGATGCGCGCCTTGATCCGGTTCCGGTAGGTGGTGTCGCTCACGCCATCGCGCGGCTGCCCGACGAGCCGTCCAATCACGTCGAGCTGCGCGCCGGCGGCACTGTCCAGGCGGTACAGGAGGTAGATGTCGCGCAGGACGTTCTCGACCCCTTGCGCGATGTCGCCAAAGCCCTTCGCCAGCTTCTCGAAGTTCGGCCGGCGCTTGAACTGCTCCGGCAGCCTCGAGAGGGCGATGTCGCGGTGGCTGACTTCGTTGAGCGCCATCACGGCACTCCGTTGGAGAGGTTCACGGTGATCCGGCTGGTGTCGTGCACCTGCTGTTCACGCGGCGCGATCGCGATGGTCGTCTCGAGGGTCGGCGAAGCCGACAGGCCGATCTTCGCTGCGGTCACGTCGAGCACGCCGGCGATGGTGAAGACCTCGGCCTTGATGCGCGACGACACCACGTCCTTGCCGGTTGGCTGCGCGTTGCCGTGCTTGACGATCGCCGCCTCGATCTGGTCGGCGCCATCAGACGGGAACACGTCCGGATCCTTGATGACGTCGACGGTGACGTAGATGAGCTTCTCCGTCGGACGGCTGAACTTCACCGTGCGAACGATCCCCTGCGAGTCGGTGACGGTTCCGGACACGCCGCCGTGCGTCTGGATCCCCTGGCACACCGTGCGGAAGAGCGCCTCGCGGATGTCGGCCTCAGCGCCGCCACGAACCACCCCCTCCACGGAGTGCGGCGGCATGCCGTCGCCGTTCGTCACGTCGGTGTCGTTGACGAAGATCGTCGCCGACTCGACGTCCTCGACGTCGAGGACCTCCTCGAGAATGGCGTCGAGCGAGTGCAGCGCGCCGGCGACGAGCTCGACCGCTCGGCGGATCCTCAGCTCCTCGTCGGTCTCCTGATCGGTCCCTGGGTTGGCGTCGAGCAGGTTGACGACCGTCTGCCAACCGGACACCGGGGTCTCGATCACCGAGATGGATCCGGCCACGGCGTTCTGCGGCCCCGTCTCCTGGGCTTCCGCTGCCACATCCACGGCACCCGTCCCCTCGCCGAGGTACCGCCAGGTCACCGTCCCATCGGTGATCGCCGAGCCTGTTCCGGTGGGTCCACCCGAGCCTGCCGACGTGCCGGCGACGGTGCACTGGTAGGCACGCGAGCCGTTGAAGACCCGCTGCCCGACGACATAGCCGGTTGTCGGGGCCCAGGCCGGCAACGTCAGGAGAGTCACCTGGACCGTGGTCTCGAACCGCGTGCCGAGGGTCACCACGGACGCGACGCGCGCGAGCGCGAGGACGGTCCCAGGGGTGCCCGTGGCGGTGAGCGTGACGGTCGAGGGCGTGGCCGCCTCCCGGAAGGTCCCGGTCAGCGCACACAGCCCCTCAAGCGAGTCGCCGGTCGCCTCGTCGGGGTCCTGGCTGGCGTCCACCGCCTCGGCCACCTCCCACAACGAGGCCAGGGCGTCGGACAGGATGCCGATGAGCACGCCGAAGGCCGACTTCGGTCCCAGGTCGATGTTCTCGCCGAACTCCTGCTTGAACGACTCCTCGAGGTCCGCCTGGATCTCGCCGAGCGTCTTGCGGATGAACCCCTCGACGGTGAGGCCGGCCATCAGCTCACCCCGGGCGCGGACACGGACCCAGAGAACTCGCCGAAGTCTGTCGAGACGGTGAAGCCGATCGTCGCGACGCGCTCCGCAGGATCGAAGCGCAGGTCGAGCGAGGTCACGTCACGAACGCCGGTCACCTCGAGCAGGTAGGACCGGACGAGCTCGCGCACCGCCACGAAGTCGGGGTTCTTGACGAGGACCTGCTCGAACCAGGGGAAGCCCTCCTCCTCGTCGAGGAACCATTCACCAAGGAACCACTGGAGGTGGATGCGGCAGGCTTGGGCGATTGCCTCCCCATCGGACACCATCTCGATGTCCGCCCCGATCACAAGGTCACCCGTCGTTGGGTCCACCTTGAAGTCGCGGACCGTCGCCACGTCGAGATGACGGTAGCGGTCGAGGGCTAGCGTGTTGGGTCAGCCGCCCTTGAGGACGGTGGTGCCGGTCGCCGCACTTGCTGGCTGGTTCGGAGCCCCTGTCACGCCTGATACAGGGTCATTGTGGGTGTGGCTGTTGTACGTCGAGATCGCGGACGCCAGCTCGGCGAGGAGGGCGAGCGCCGCGGTCCCGCCCGCTTGGATCTGCGTCCCGGTGATGTCGATTCGGGGCGTGGTGTCCTTGCCGATCGTCATCCGGTCGATGGGGGCGCTCCCCAGCGGATGCGCGAAGTCCCTCAGCCCGGGGATCGCGACCGCGTCCATGAGCGCGTGCCGGTGGTAGATGCCTGGGTCCACCGGACCCCCGCCCTGGTCGAGCCAGCGGTCGAGCGACGAGCAGCTGAAGAGCAGCGCGACGGTGTCCCCCACCGCCACCGGGAAGGTGACGCGGAAGCCGCCGGCGCCGGGGAATACGACGGGCACATTGGGGACGACCGGCAGGTCCTCGACGACGCGCTCCTCGCCCTCGTCGAGAAACCAGTCCTTGATGAGCGGCTGCACGTCGGCCTGCTGGAGAGCGGCGTCGTAGCGCACGACCTTCCCCGGGAGCATCGTCCGCAGGCCGGCCATGGCCGCATGGACGGCGGCGTCCAGCACCTTGGCCATCGTCGGGCTGCGCGTCGTCACAGCGGCACTACCTCGGCCGTCGAGTACCACTCGCCCCCTGCCGTGTCCCCCGAATGCTCCACCTTGTGCACGACGTACCTGCCCTTCTGCGCCGCGGCGTCGAGCTCGAGCTGCCCGCCAGGGCGGATGGTCGGCTGCAGGAGTGAGCGCACGCGCAACACCGGCGGACCGCCCTGCTTCAGGGGCGAGCCGAACTCGGGCGAGCCGATGAGACCTGAGTCCGGTGTGAGAAGCACCGCCCCGCCGGACATGGCCGCGTCGACCTTCAAGATCTGCAACCGTCCGTCCTGGATCGACCACTCGTAGCCCTGCGCAGAGAGCGCCTTGGTCAGTTCTCGGCTCGCCGGACCGTGGGCGACGTAGCCGTGCTTGAAGTGCCCCTTCACGCTGCCGGCCTGCTCGACCAGGTTTCCGAGGTCGAGGCCCATGCGCTTCCCGATCTCGTGCACGATCGTCGTCGCGGGGGTACCACCCTTGAATGCGATGTTCACGCGGGCATGGCGGAACGCGCGCTCTCCGTCACCCGCCTGGATCTTCGTCGCCCATTCCGCGCCGGGGTGTGTGTGCTCGATGAGACGCACGTCGCCCCCGAAGACCTGCGCCATCGTGTCCGCGTAGCCGGCCTGCAGGATGAGCTTGGCGCCCTTCGCCTGCATGCCTCCACGCGTCGCCTCCGCGAGGTTGAAGATCGTCGCCTCGCAGGTGTTCGGTTCCTTGCTCCTGGTCTTCACCACGCGGAACTGCACGCGCAGCTCCTCGACCTCGATGGCGTTGAGCGACACGCCGGCGAAGTCCTCGGCCATCGGCTGAGCCACCGTGACGCGCACCCGCCTCTCGAAGAGAGAGAAGCCCTGCGTCGGCTTGAGGGGCAGAAGCGCCGAGCCGAAGAACGGCACCTAGCCAGGACCCCCGACCTCGAAGTACTCGAGCTGCACGCGGCTGCCGAGCTCGCCGAGGCCAGGGTCACGCCCCTCGCCCGACGTGTCCACCGCCAAGAGGGCGCCCGGTGGCATGCCCTTTACGCCCCGCGCGCGCGCAGCCAGCGGGAGCCCGACCGTGACGCGGATGCTCGTGCGGATGGGCGTCCCGTCCTCGGTCCGCACGTCCATGAACCAACCGCTGTCGCGGTCGTTCCAGTAGAACTCTAGCGTGTACGTCGCGCCGTCGAGCACCACCTGGAGGTCGAAGTGGGTCAGCTCTGGGTCGGTGGGCAGCGGCAGCGTCGCCATCAGAGCAGGCCCCAGTTCTTGAACGCCGGGCCACCGTACTGCTCCAGCGTGGACGCCTTCCGGGACGTCGACACGTCCTCGAAGACGTTGTTGAACTGCTTGTTCACCGCCTTCACCTTCGCGTCGGTGATCCGCTTGCCCGACTTCTTCCCGAGGCGCACCTTCCTTCGCCCGTTGGCCTTCTTCGTCTTCTTCTGGCGCAGGGTCGTCGTCTTGTTCTTGACGATGACGAGCTCGCGGAACGTGGCGGAGAACCGCAGGGCGTCCCCGGTCCGCGGGTCGCGCGGCACGCTGAGGCTGGTCATCAGCATGTTCGTGTACGTCCGCAGCTGGGTGATGACCGTGATCAGCTTCGGCGTCCTCCGCAGCGCCTCGAGCTTCGCGTACGCCTCTTCGGCGTAGCCCGGGCTGTCCCTCAGCGCGTCCTCGGGGGACGTCGTCTCGAGCTGCTGTCCGAACGCCTCGACGATCCGCCTGGACTGCGTGCTGTTGAGGGGCGTATTCGTGACGATCCCCTCGACGGTGAACATCGCCGGCTTCGTGCGGGCGTGGTCGGTGACGTTGGCGCCCTCCTCGACGGGATGGTCTGTCACCTCCACCTCGCCCTGGTGCACCTCGCTCGTCGTCACGTCGCACGTGATCGTATCGATCTGCGTCGGCGTCACCTTCGCGATGATCTTCATCTCGGCCATCTACTCAACCCCCGTCGCCGCGCCCGTGTGGTTGAGCATGGACTGGAACCAGGTCTCGAACTCGGTCCGGGCGGCGCCGGCCACCTGCTCAGGGGTCTGTCCTGGCGCCGCGGTGATGTTGAACTGCGCGTTGAACTTGGAGTTGATCTGCGTCGGCGCCTTGGCCACGGGCGGGCCGAAGCCCGGCAACCTTCCTGTGCTCAGCCACCGGAACGCCCAGTCGTTGTCCGCTCGGATGGTCTCCCCCCTGGCGTTCGCCTCCCCGCGCATCTTCATCTGGGTGAGGCCCTTGCGGAAGAACTCACCCCCGCCCTTGCCGACGTGCGCGATCTCCTCGATGCCGAGCACATCGCGCACCTTGCCGGGGATCTTGCGGATGAGCGCGTTGATCCCGTCGATGAACCAGTTGAAGAAGTCCGCGAAGGCCTTCTTCCAGAAGGCGACGGAGTTCTTGATGGCGTCGTCGAGGTTGTAGAAGGTGTCAACGAACGCCTTCAGGACCTTCATCCACCAGGGGTCGTCGGGGTTCGGCTTCAGCCAGTCCTGGATGAAGGCGTTCCACCGGTCGTAGAGCTTCTCGAGGAGAGAGTCTCCGCCCTTGAACGCGACCCACAGGTCCTCCGCGACGAGGATGATCGCCGCGATGATCGCCGCGATGACGACGATCGGCGCGGCGGCGAGCGCCCAGGTCGCTGCCGCCTTCAGCCCGGCCGACACCGCGGCGAGCCCCGCCGCATAGTAGCTGCCGGCGAGCGCATAGAGCGCGCTGATGTTCGCCGTGATGGCAGCGATCACGACGCTGCTGATGGCGAGCGCGAAGAGCTTCCAGTGCTCCACGATGAACTCGACCGCCTTACCGAGCGCCACGACGGTCTTCCACAGCGCCTCGAGCGCTTTGCCAAGGACGCGCACGACCTTGTCGATCCGCTGCTTGATGAGCTCGCGGTTCGCCTTGATCCAGGCGACCCACCCCTTGAACAGCTGGACGAACGAGCCGAGCAGCGGGCCCGCGATCGCGTTGCGTACGCCGCGGACGGCGCCCTTGAGGCGCGTCCACTCATCGTCCATCTGCGCACCCTTCTTGATCGTGCTCTCGTCGAGCACCAGGCCGAGGTCATGCGCCTCCTTGCGCATTCCCGCCAGGCCCTCACGACCTGCGTTGAGCAAGGGAATCATCTGGCCGCCCCCACGCCCGAACGCCTGCATCGCGATGGCCGCCTTCTCGGTGCCGTCGGGCATGCGCGAGAACTTCTCGGCCAGGTCGCCCATCACGGCGTCGGCAGAGCGGAGGTTGCCGGCCGCGTCCTTGAGCTGGATTCCCTTGAAGGCCCGGCGGGCCTCCGTCGACCCGCGGGCCGCAGCGGCGATGTTGCGCTGCAGGATGCCCATCGACTGTGCCAGCGTCTGCACGTCGAGCCCGGAGAAGCTCGCCGCGTGGGCTAGCTCCTGGAGCGCGGTCGTGCCCACGCCGGTCCGCTGCGACAGCTCATCGATCTGGTCTGCGCTAGCGGAGACGCTGAACACCATCCGCGAGATCGCCGCGCCGGCTGCTGCCGCCACGGCCGCCGCCGCCTGCAGTCCCTTCTTGATGCCGCCGAGGAGCGTGTCGGCCTTGCTGAAGGACGCCCCGTCGATGTCCAGGCCGAGCTTGGCGAAGAGCTCCGTGACCGTCACGTGGGCACCTTCGGCGCGAGCCTGGCCTGCGCTTCCTCCATCGCCTCTATGACGTCGTGGGCGTCCATCACGTCATCGATCGACCACCAGGTCTCCAGCTCCTCGAGCGTCGCTGTGCCCTCGTACACGAGGCGCCAGCAGGGCCAGGCGTCCTCTAGCCGCTCTGGGACGGCAATTCGGGCTGCTTGCTGGCCTGGTCGGCGAGGGCGGGCAGCCAGTCGCGAAAATTTCCGTAGTTCACCTCGATGGCGAACGCCAGTAGCTTGAGCAGCGTCGGGATGCGGCCCTGCATGAGAATGTCGAACGCCGGCATCAGCGGCTTCCCATCGATGTGGGCGGTCTTGAGCAGCTCGCCGGTGATGGCCTCCAAGTCGTTCTCGTCCAACCGCTCGAGGAGCGCCCCGACGCCAGCGCCGAGCTCGGCGACGTTCATCTCCGCCAGCTTCCCCTTGAGCCCACCGGCGACCTGGGCGATCGCCGGCCCAAGGGCTCTCCCCAGGCGGTGGAACATCTTGAACCCGCGCATGGCGGGGAGCTGGGTCACCGCGAACCTGGTTCCGTCGATTACTCGTTCCTGGGTCTTCTGCATAGGTCACCTACCGGGCTACGGGACGGTGATGCCGCCGACGTGCTCGTTGAGCTCGCCACAGTCGATGACCCACTCGCGGGTCCCGACCTCCTTGGCGAATGGAGCATCCGCGAACTTCTGGACCCACGCGCTCTCGGAGTGGGCGAGCGTCGTCCCGTTGAGGTCCTTGACCATGACCTCGCCGCTCCCCGTCCCGTTCTGTTCGTCCAGGAGGGCGGCCGCCGAGAGGATGTCGTTCGACAGCGAGTCTTGCTGAAGCGTGAGCGTGATTTTCCCGCCCTTGTTGTTGTTCCGCGCGCGGCACACGTTGCCGTTCGAGCCGACGGTCTTGAACCACCCCTCTTCGTCGCGCGCGACGTTGACGTGCGTGTCCGCGGCAAACCCGGTGATGATGTTGCCGAGGAAGGTGACGACGATCTTGTTCGGGTCGTAGGTGGCCATGGCCAGCTCCTAGAAGGACACCTGTCCGGCGATGTTGACGTGGTGGATGGCTCCCGCCCCCGTCGCGTTGAAGAACATGTCCGGTAGCAGTCGGTCGGCCTTGTTGACCGGCGACACGCTGGCCGCCTTCGGAACGATGACCGTGGGGGCCGGGGTCGCGGCGAGGAGCCCGACACGCACACCGGCCGTCAGGCTGGCGCGCATCGCGGCCTCGACCAGGGCGATCCCTGGGTCGGTGAACGGGATCTTGGCGACGGTGACCAGCACCGCGACCACGCGCGCCTGCATGTCCGCCTGCAGCCAGTCGATCCCGCGCAGGACGTCGATGTACTTGCGCGTCCCGGCGGTCGTCCCGTAGAGGGTGAAGTTCTGCCCTCCGACCTCGACGTAGAAGTTGCCGCTCTTCGCCTTGAGGTTCGCGATCTGGGTGTCGGTGAGAACGTCCTTCTCGACGCCAGCGAGCGTCTTGAAGGCCCACGTCTCGGAGCCTGGCTGGAACGGCAGACACTTGCCGTCCCACGCCGCGGCGATCATCGAGCCGTTGTCTCGGTGGTAGACCACCGGGGTGTACTCGTACGCCGCGTTCTTCACCTGCTTCATGAGCGTCGTCGAGTCAGAACCCGTGACAACGGTGGCCGCCTCCGTCTCCTGGGTGTCGGCGAGGAACAGCTTCTTGTTGGCCTCGCACCAGGCCGCGATCGCGAGCCCCATGGCCGTGCTGTTGTAGCTGTTGACCACCGCGTACCACGTGTTGTCCTCGAGCTTGATAGCGTCGAGGTCGGCAGCCACGCCTGGGTCGGCGTGATCCTGGACGATCTTCAGGAGACCGGTGTCGATGATCTTCACCGCGTTCCAGTTCGCCGGCGCGTCGGCGAGCAGGCGCACGAAGTGGCTCCCGGCGCCCCCCGAGGTATCAGCGCTGGCGGTCAGCGTGTCACCCGAGAGCGCGTTGATGGCAGTGACGAGCCCCGCCACGATCTCGTCGTTCGTCGCGTTGGCGTCTGAGGTGAAGGTGGCCTCGTTGGCGCCGACCTTGACCTTGTAGGCCGTGCTGTTCTGGACGCTCGAGACGCGGACGGCCCACCGCTGCGTGGGCTTGTTCGCCAGCCGGCCGATCATGACCGAGGGCGGACACGGGGTCTGGCCGAAATACGCCGCCGCCTGCTTGTACTCCGGCGTCGTTGACGCGAAGTCGAGGGCGACCGCGGCGAGGTTGGAGTAAGAGCGCGTGCGCTCCGTCCATGCTGCGTTGGCCGAGAGGATCATCCCCTTGCCAAAGCCCTCCTGTGAGATGCCAGCTGTCGCCGTGGTGATGCTGACGGTGACGAACTCGTTCAGCGAAGGCATTCCTCAGCTCCTCTCACGGCGCCTCGACCTCGAAGGTCTCGCCCGTCATCTGGTTAGTGATCTCGACCGAGGCGATGTAGCCCCCCATCTCGGTCTCGAGCTCGCGGTAGTACCAGCGCGTCTCCAGCACGGCGCGGCTCTCCCAGTCGGCGTCAACGAGCTGCGGCACGTGCATCACCTGCCCGTTGTCGAAGCAAGACAGCCCCGCCGAGGACAGCGCGTCGTGGATGGACGGCAGGCGCATCCGCGTCTGCACCGCCGCCAGGATCGCGGGGGCGCTCGCGTTGCCGCTCACCTCCGACGAGTAGCACTGGACGCTCAGGGTGAGCTCGCGCAGACCGGTCACGCGGTGCTCGATCTCCTGACCCGGGGGCCGCGCGGCGTCGTAGTTCCAGTCGTGCGAGTCGAGACCCACGGGGACGCGGGGCCCGATGCGCAGGTCGATGTGCGTCCCGCTCGGCCGTGGCCCGCCCTGCCAGCCCCAGATGACGTGGGCGTCGTCGAGCCCGGACGCCGTCTTGACCCAGGCGCGGAGCGCATCCTCGATGTCGCGGGGCGTCGGCATCAGTCGCCCACCCGCGTCGCCAGCGCGCGGTAGTAGCCGCCGAGTTCGGACCAGGGCTCGACCTGGTCCACCTCGTACTGCCGCCCGGACCAGGCGACGACGTCCTTCTCCTTGAGCTCCGTCGCCGTGAAGATGGTCAGCACGTCCCTCGTGCGCATGCCGTCGGGCAGCCGCTCGAGGTCCTTCCCGGCGACCGGCTGGACACAGGCGGTCACCTGGAACGTCGAGGACGGCGTAGTGTCCAGCCGCCCGTCGGCGCCGTAGGTCCGAGCGTCCCGCGTGACAACGTACGTGCCCGTCGCGAACCGGCTGACCGTCGAGCTGAGGTCCATCACCGGCATCAGCTCGCCTTCTTCCCGGAGATCACGACGGCGTAGCTGATCGCACCCACCATCCGTCCGGTGTCGACCAGCGTGCGGTCGCTGCCCTTCTGGGCGACGGTAGCCGGGGCGTTGGGCGGCGGGATGCTGTCGCCCGCCGTGACGCGCTTCTTGATGTCGGCCGCGGCCTTCGCACCAAGCAGGTTCAGCAGCCGCTCGATGTTGAGCCTCTGCGCGTACACGTCGGGCAGGCGCTTCCTCAGGATCTCGAGGTACTCGGGCTTCCTCTCCTCGAACGTCGAGCGGATGAACGACCGCTCCGGGATGCCCACCGAGGGTGCGCCGAACTCGTGGATGGCCCCCAGCGCGCCGTTGGTGAGGCCGTCCGAGTGTCCCTGCCCGCCGGGACCCTCCTCGAGAAAGCCCACCTTGGCGAAGCTGTCGCCCTGCTGGAGGGTCTTGGCCATCTTCTTCAGGGCGTCCCAGCCGCGGTCGACCTCCTTGATGGCGAACCGGAGGCCCCTCACGTGACGAGCACCCGGGGCAGATGCGCCCTCGCCATGGCCAGGTACTCGCGTCCCCAGGCCGTGCCACCCAGGTCCGCCATCGCCTGCTCGGACGCGACCGCGTAGCTGCGCGAGACGGCTCCGACGGACTCGCTGGACACCGGCCCGCCACCGGCGCCGCTCGTCTTCGACACGAGGCCGAGGTGCGCCGCCAGGTACTTGAGCGCGAGGTCCCGCCGGGCCCCCCATTCGGTCCCGACGCGCAGCTCGACGTCCGCGAGGATCGCGATCTGCGATGCCACCGGGGTCGTCGAGAGCGACGCCTCGATGTTCACCACGTCGGTCCAGGTGATGGCCATGCCCGGCCACCACTACACACGGCCGCAGACTCGACGTTGGGTGCGTCGCCCTTAGGGCGGCACGATCACGACGGAGCCGGCGGTCGCCGCGGCCTTGGTCGTGATCGCCTTGCCGAGGGGTACCGCCGTCCCGTTGTTCACCAAGCCCGTGCGGACGCCGTTCTGCGACTCGATCAGGTCACCGACGGCTACCGCTCCGGCCGTAGCCATCGTCACGCGCGCGATCGTGGAAGACAGGGGGCACACGAGCACGAAGGTCGAGCCGCCGGAGACCACCACGCCGCACTTCAGGTTCGCGCCTTGAGGTGTGATCACCTTCGGCCAGACGTACGAGTTGGCCGTGACCGTCCCGTTGAACTCGACGAGGTCGCCCACCGCCATCGTTACACCATTGGCGTGGCACACGATCGTGCGGCCATTCTCCCAGCCGTCGGCGGTGAAGCGGTCGAACGTCAGGGCAGTCCCCTGGAACGAGTCGGCGTCGAACTGGATGGGCGTGCCGAACGTGTTGGCCCAGATGAATCGCCTGATGCGTGGGGTGCCGAACTGGCCACCGTCGAAGAGCGCCGCGGGCCCACCGACGTTCACACCGTCCCCGGAGTTGCCGTCGAACTCGTAGAGATCGATGTCCGTCGAGCTGACGTTGTTCTCGGTCCGAAGACCGTTGAGCACGCCCTGGCAGACGATGCGCTCGAGCTTGCCGTTACAGTCGGAGATGAGGACGCCATCCATCCGCACGAGGTCCGGGCGGAACCCGCTGTTGCGGACGAAGATCTCGTCGATCGAGATCCCGAACCAGTCGTGCAGCAGGACACCGCAGCCGGCGGCACCCTGGCCTGGATGCCGGCAGTCGTCGGCGATCACCGATGAGATCCGAAGCCCGTAGCCGAACTGCTCCTGTCCGATCGGCGCCGACCCAAGGGTCAGACCTGCGCCGATGTGCTGCGCAGAGCTGAGGAGCATCCCGGCGGCCACCATCTGCGTGACCGCCTGGTCGGAGATCATGTCCCGGAAGATCAGGTCCCCGAACGTGAGGTGCTTGCCGCCGCGGACGTGGCCGCCGATGCACATGCGCGCGAGGTTCGCGTCCCCGCCCTTGATGTTCGTGCACCGCGAATCGTAAAAGAAGCCGCCGCGCGGTACCCCTGAGGCGTGGTGACGCACGCCGCGCGGGTCCGAGGTGAGCAGGCCCCACGACCCGTTGAACGCCGAGTCGAGGTAGAGGATGCAGTTGACCTCGCCCAGCGAGTGGAGGCTGGGGACGCCGAACACCTCCGCGGCCACGAGCTCGAGGCCCGCGCGGGAGATGCCCTGGAACGAGAGGCCGCGCGCCCGCAGACCGAACGTGAACCGCTCGAGGACGCCGACCGCAAGCGGTTGGGCCGCGCCTGAGCCATCGATGATCAAGTCCTCCAGCCCACCGTCGAGGACTGGCGTGACAGCCTTGACTGTCGCACCGGCCTCGAACTGCTTGGCGAGGTCCCAAGCGAGCGGGATCGTCGTGCCGCTCACGTAGCTGGTGTCGATCTTCACCACCGCGCGGTGGACGACAGCGGCGCCGTCGGACTCCAGGTAGGGGTCAGAGGCCCCCTCGATGACCAGATAGTCGCCGCCAGCGATCGGTCCTGGGTTGACGGCCGTGAGCACGATAGACGTCGCGTCCTTGTACGCGACGGCGGACAGGGTCGTGTTCAGCTTGCCGGTGTTGATCGCGCCATCGGCCTTGATCAGCGCGTTGGTTCGGTCGTCGGCGGCCCCGGTCCACCCGACCCTCGGCTTCAGCCGAGCCTGTCGCCCGTGGTACCCAGCGATCGAGACGTTGTCCTTGCGGATCAACGTGCCAGTGTAGTAGTCGCCCTCGTCGAGCTCGACGAGACCCCCACCCAGCGCGAAGAGCGTGTCGATCGCGGCCTGCAGCTCGGCGGTCTTCTCCTCCGCGCTGGTCTTGCTCGGCAGCACGTGTTTGACCCGGCTCGATGTGGTGACCGGCGGCAGGCTGCCCAGGTTGATCTGGAAGCTCACGTCGTGGGCCTCGTCGAGGGGTCGAGGATCTCGATCATCCCCTTCACGATGGTGCGCACCGTCCCGTCACCGAGCTTCACGCGGACGTCGTAGAAGCGGTTCCCCTTCGCCGCTCGGAGCGCGGTCTCGTCCTCGTCGGAGCAGCGGATGGTGAACCACCCCTTGCCGGTGTGGGCGATCGGGTCCTCCGTCACCTGGTTGGCGTCCGCCTCGATCTGCTTGATGCTCGTCGAGGGGATGTTCGTGTCCGACCGGCGGGTAAAGAGGGTGCCCGCCGCCTCAAGAGTCTCCCGGACGTGCATCAGGATGAGCGCGCCCGTGAGCGACACGGCGGCGCCCGCCGCGTCGCGGACCTGCAGCCGGAGCGTCCAGTCGTCACCGGCGACGAGGGGAGCGAGGCCCTGCTTGACGAGGAAGTACGCGCTCAGGTCAAGCGCGTAGGGGTTCGCGATCTGGAGGGGAAGCGTCACCCACTACCCCCCTCCAACCGCGGCGAAGACCTTCAGCGTCCCCGCGCCCGCGTCGGTCTTGCGCGACGCGATGGTCCCGCCGGGGATGCAGGAGACCTCCTGCAGCGAGTCGGCGGCGCCGAGCTTCGCCATCTGTGCGGTCGTGGGGCTGAACGAGTCGTTCTTCCCGGTGCACGAGACCATGAAGGTTGTTGTCGAGGGCTGGACCCACAGGCGGTAGGTGCCCTTCGGGATGACGAACGGCGCGGCCGTGTTGCTGTTGAGCTTGAGGTCCGAGCCGGCGTGCTCGAGTGTGCCCAGGTAGAGCATCCGCTCCCCTAGATGCTGTCGCCGTAGGAGACCGCCACCGGGTAGCGGCACACGACGCCGCCGCAGCTCGCGGTGACCGGGACGACGTAGCTCAGGTTCCTGAGCTGGGCCGCCTCGGAGCGGATCTCCTGCGGCACCAGGCAGGCGAGCACGTCGGCGTCGTACGGGTACGCCATCATGCGCGTCACGCTGCCCGAGCCAGCCGTATCGCAGCGGTGCCATCCCTGGACCGACTCGACGTTCGGGTGCGCGAGGGCCGCCTGCAGGGCGGTCGTCGGGGTGTCCGGGCCCATGCGGATCCAGCCGGCGTAGTTGTACGCGTCGACCGGCAGGAGGACGCGGAACTTCTGCCACGCGCCGTTCCCCTTGAGGGCCTTCACGATCGCCGCGCAGATGCCGACGATGTCCGCGTAGACCTCGTCCCCCGTCGCGTTCGGCGCCGTGATGGTGCCCCAGGACGTTCCACCCGCCGCCTTCGTCCCCGGCGTGAAGGAGGTGGTGCCCGAGGCGATCTTCAGCGCGCCGACCAGCCCCTGCGCGGTGTTGCCGATCGACAGGGCCTCGTCGATCTCCTGCTCGATCGCCTTGCGCGCGCCGAACGCCAGCGTGGCGTCGAGGGGGACCCCGAGCTTCGCGGCGGTCTTGATCTCCTTGATCGTGTACCCGTAGCTGGCGCCGCAGTCCTTGATCTTGACCAGCGCCGTTTCCCCGAGAGCTCCGACGCGGGGCAGGTCCTGCGAAGGGTCTGCGATCCACTGAGCACGGCCGACGCGGTCCAGCGTCCGGTACTCGTAGACCTTCATCCCCTCGTCGACGCCGTCCTGCGTCGGGAAGTGACGCCGCGCCGCCAGCTCGGCGTACTTCTTCTCGTACATCTTCTGATCGACGGACTTCAGCTGATTCTGGAAGAAGTACGACTCCGTCGCGTCGAGCCTGGTGGGGTCCATGGTTCTGTCCTTTCGCTCCTTACACGTAGCGTCCGTAGACCACGATCTGCCCCGCGGGGAGCGTGGTGGTTCCGCTCAGGTCGAGAAACAGCGACATCACATCGCCGGCGGCGAAGACCTTGTCGGCGTCAGTCGCGCTGCCGACCATGTCCACGTGCGTGTCGGCGGCGATGGTTCCCTGCTGCCCCGTCTGCGTCGACCAGTTGAAGGCGACCGTCGCGCCCTTGAGCAGCTTGATGTTGGCGAAGTTGGAGGCGTTCGCCGCGAGCCCGGTCGCGTTGAAGTACTTCACCCCGTCGACGCGGAACCGCTTGCCGGCGGGCACCTGCATGATGCGCGTGGTCGCGTCGCCGGTGACCTGCGCGTGCAGGAAGGGACCGAGGACGATCTCCTGCTGATACGGGTTCTTCGGCTTCGCCGGCATGACCGCTCCTTAGGTGTCGTTCGTCCAGGTCGAACGGCTCGACATGTCGATCTCGAGCTCGGCGAGGCCGGCGCCCGACGTCGAGCTGAGCCACCGCGCCGACGTGACCAGCTTGGTGTTGTTCGCCGAGGCGGTCTTGTAGAAGACGCCCTTGGTGCCACCCGTGCCGGTCGCGTTGTACCGGACCGCGTCGTTCGGCCCGACCGCCTCGCCCACCTCGACGACGATCTTGCCTCGCGTGATCACCGCGAGGCTGACGCCAGGCTTCAGCCCGGTCGTCCCCAGCTCGTCGTCCTTGGCGTAGCGATGCGAGTGCATCACGATGCCGATGGGGACGTCGGCCTGGGCGGCGAGCTCCTTCGCCTGCTCGACCGCCGTGCCCTGCTTCACCATGCGGCCGAAGGCGAGTTCGATGGAGGCCTCCTCGTTGACGTAGGACTCCGAGGAGTAGTCGTTGAGGTCCACGAGCATGCCGGCGAAGTACGCCGCCGGCTTGATGGACACGGTGGTCTGGGGGGCGGGCATGGCCTACTCCTTCTCCTGCCCGCGGTTGCGGGCGATCATCTTCTTGCGCGCCGACTCGGGGTCGACGCGGTCCTCGCGCGCGGCCTCGCGATCGGCGCGCTCGCGGATCTGGTCGAGCCCCCGCTCGCCGAGGTGGTGGCCGCGGACGGCTTCTTCGAAGAGGGCCTCGACGTACTCGTCGGAGCGCTCCTTTGCGGAGTTCGCGTCGCGCCCGGTCCGTTCGAGGACCGCGAGCATCACCGTGCGGTTGTCGAGCCCGTCGATGCGCGTCTTCTTGTCGAGGATCAGCGCCGCCGACGCCTCGATCATGACGCGCTTCCGCACCGCGGCCTGCAGCCGCTTCGGATCCTCGGCGGCGTCGAGCCGCCTCTGCAGATCGGCGATCTGGGCGGTGAGCGCCTTGCTCTCGTTCTGCAGGCGCGGGATCTCGGCGGCGTCCTTGCGTGCCTGCTCGAGCTGCTGGCGCAGCACGGGGATGTCGGCCGCCGTCCCCTCCGCCTTGTCGGCGCGGGCGCGGAGCTCGGCCAGCGTAGCCTCCGCCTTCTCGGCGCGGGCGCGCCATTCGCCGACCAGCTGCTTGGCCGCGTCGAGGTCGTCCTTGCGCGCGGACGAGCCGCAGTGCGGGCACTTCGCGTCATCCCCGATGGCCTTGCCGCAGTCCTTGCACTTCATGGGGTCCTCTCCTTCGTAGAGGTCGCGGCGCATCACCGCCGCGTCCATGCGCACGCAGGCCTCTTTCCCCGCGCGCGGCTCGTAGACGAGCGCCAGGTGGTTCCCGCGGATGTTCCGCTGGATGGCGTCATACCGGCCGTACCGCGGGTCCTCGCCCGGCGTCTCGTCGAGCTCGACCTCGTACCCGCACGACAGGCCGACCTTGCCCGCCTCCATCTTGTTGATGGTCGCGACGTCCGTCACCACGAGGCTCCCGACGACCTGCTCGTCCTCACGCCGGACGTCCTCGCCGGTCATCCCGCGCTGGTAGCGGTCGCGGTTGTCAGCGCGGACGAGCTCGGGCGGGTGGTCATCGGTGATCGGGACGAGCTGAAACGACTCGAGCGCATCCTTGCGGAAGACCTCGTCGGGCGGGCGCAGCTCACGCCGCTGGGTGCCGTCCTTGTTGAGGTAGACGAACACGCCCGCGCGAGTGAACACGCCATCGACGCGAAGCGCCCCCGCCGAGGTTCGGCGAGGGGAGCGGAGGGTGCCGCGGTCGATGCGTACGGCGCGCATGCCTGATGCGCACCACTACACACGATCGTCAGTTGGGCGTTGGCGACCCCGCCCTATCGCTTCTTGGGCGACTTCCCCAACTTGCCGGGGAGCACGACGATGTCGGCGCCCTTCCAGACGAAGCGGTTCTTCGGGTCCGGCTTCTTCGCGTCCTCGCGCGGCGCAGGGTCCCTCGACGGCTCTGGCTGCGCTGGAGGCTTCTCGTCGGTCACTGACGCACCCGCACCCTCATGATCTTGGCCGGCCCGACTCCAGGGACCCTACCCTCTTTCACCGACAACACCTCGTACTCCGAGCCCCGCGCGATCAGCAGCTCGCGCTCCTGCTGATTACCGATCATAGCCGCTCTCGTTCCCTCCGGCACCTCGACCTCCATCCACACAGGAAGCCGCCCGCCGCTGGCAAAGGCAAACCGTGCGGCGATGCCCTGGTCGAGCGTCGTCGAGACGTAGCCCCCGTCGATGATGATGTTGCCGGGCACCACGCCGTCGATGTCCATGTCGAGGCCGCGGTAGGCGAGCACGGTCTCGGGCACGCTCGCCCGCCCGAGCGCGGAGTCGAGGAGCTTGATCTGGGCCCGCATCTTCTCGGGGTCCTCGTCGATCTCGTCGGCGCCGAAGCGCAGCAGACCGTTGATCTGCTCGTAGAAGTGCCCCTGGTAGGCGGCGAAGGCCCCTCGCTCCTTCGAGCTCCACGACTTGATCCAGGGGCGGAAGTTCTTCTCGGTCCACCTCTGCATCTCCGCCGGGTCGTCGAAGCTCCGGGGCTCGACCTTCGCCGCCGGCTCAGGCTCCTGGAGCGGTCGGTCGCCCACGCCGGCGAGCAGCTCGTCGAGCACCGGCTCCGCGTAGCACCGGCAGTTGACGGCCTCGCCCGGGATCCCGTCCTCGGGCGGGTCGTCCCAGGAGTAGCGCTTGCCGTCCCGCTCCGCGTGCTCGGCGCGCACGCGGTTGTCGTTCACCGTCCGCCAGATGTACGCCGTGACCCCGAGCGTCCGCTGTCGGGCCTCGTTGACCTGGCCGTAGAACTTCCCCACCTGGTCGCGGGCGATGAGCGCCGCGCGGTTCTCCGCCACCTCGAAGCGCGCTCGGATCGCCTGCGCCAGCTCCTCGTGGCGCATGCCCAAGCGCACGCCCCGCGTGACCGTCTTCTCGACGTCGTCGAGGTAGGCGTTCGGGATGCTCTTGATGAGCGCCACGTTCTCGGCGACGAACGCCGGCACCAGCGCGTTGATGTTCGGCTCGGCGGCGAAGACGTCCACACCCGCGGCGGCACGCACCTGGCGGATGAGCTGCTCGCGCTGGAAGTTGCTCGTGCGCATGGCGTAGCGCTGCACGGCCTCCTCGAGCGCGCGCGGGCTCAGCGCCTTGAAGAACTCCTCGGCGATGCGGTCCGACTCGTCGTTGAAGTCGCGCTCGTCGTCCATGCGGCGCGCCGGGGGCAGCATCGACGCCAGCCGCGCCACGATGCGCTGCTCGACCATGTCGCGGGCGCGCTCGAGGAACGAGCGGATCGTCTTGAAGTACTCGACAGCGATGGCGCGTGGGGACGCCTGGCGCGGCAGCCGACGGGGCCGGCGCCGCTTGCCGACCAGGCCGCGGAGGAGCTGGACCTGGTTGACGACGTGGGCGAGGCGGTGGGGCATCTACCCCCGGAGGCTCTTCCGCCTGAGTCCTACCGCAGCGGCCGCGGCGTCGAGGTCACTTCCGGCAGCGAGTGTGACGGCCTCCAGCACCCGGACTCGCAAGTCAGCATCGGTCTCCGGGTCCTTGTACTGTTCACCCGCGCTCGCCCTGGACGCCTTGGCCCCTGCGATTGCCGACTCCAGGCAGGCGACGATGAGGCACTTGGCCTCCTCGCCGGAGAGCTGCACCTGCTGGATGATCGACACCGCGACCGACTCGAGCGGCTTCACGGGCCCACCATTATACTCGCGCGCACCGCTGCGTCCTTGGCCTCGAGGAGCTTCCGCAGGGCCACCGTCCGCTCGGGGTTCCTCGGCAGAGTGTCGACGATCTCCTGCGCGAGCTTGGCGAAGGGTTGCGATACCGCGGCGAGGTTCGCCGGGAGGTGGTCGTACTGGAAGAACTGGAGAATGGGCTCGGTCATCCGACATCACCCCAGTGCCCCGGACACACGGCGTCGTCGCCGTCGTCACGGCGCACGCGCCCGGTGGTGAGGGTCCCGCACGCGGTGCAGGCCCGGAGCGCGAAGTCCTCGCTGAAGTACTCGGGCGGTCCGTGCCGCATCACCCGATCGGGCTCGCGGTCGAGCTCCTCGACCTCGGGATCCTCGGCCGCCACCTCGCGGATCACCTCGACCAGCGCCGGGTTGCTTACCTTCACCTCGAACGGTCCGTCCGTCTTCTTGCGTGCCATCAGGCTGCCTCCTCTTCCTCTTCGATGTCCTCGCCCTTGTCGGGCGCGGGTTCCCCTTCTTCTTGCTCGCGCGCCGCCGCGGCGGCCTCCGTCTCCTCGCGCTCCGCCTGCTCCTCGAGCTTCTTCCTCGCGGCGAAGTCCACCGACGTCTCGACGGAGTACTCCGGCCCGCCGAACCTCGACTGCGCGACCTCCTCCGCGAACAGCACGCCCTGGCTCAGGTAGATCGCGTCGGTGTCCGCCTGGATCTTGCGCGTCTCCACGATCTCCTTCTCCGACGGCTGCCAGAGCGGCAGGAAGCGGAGCGACCAGTTCTCCGGTTCCTTGCCTTTGGTGGGGCCCGACTTCGAGAGGAGCACCAGCTGCACGATGCGCTCGAGCGCCGGCCGCGCGGTGCGCTCACGCCCGGCGTCGCAGGTGTTGTGCCAGGAGACCCGGTCGCTCTCCCCGGTGGCGTTCATCCCCGCCGGGGACATGCCCATCAGCTTCGTCGCCGGCATGTCGGCCGCCGCCGAAAGCCGCTGCATCATCCTGTCCATGAGCTCGGGCAGCCCGCCCAGCGGCGTAGGCTCGCGGTGGAACTCGTCCTCCTTGTCCATCACGATCGCGCGCAGCACCGACCGCGAGACGTCCATCAGCCGCATTCGGTCGACGACCGCCTTCTCGTTGCCCGCCGCCATGAGCTGGGCGAGCCCCTGCAGCCGGTACACCGCCTGGGCGAAGTCCTGCACCAGCACGCCCGCCCCGTGGAAGACCGAGTCGAAGTCGCGCAGCACGGGCATCAGCCTCGACAGGACCGAGTCCCCCCAACCCTGCCGAAGGGTCGCCGTCTCCGCCTTGGTGACGCGGATGCCCTGGAGGATGACCAGCCTCGACTCGTGGATCTCGATGCCCGGCTGAGCCCCGGCGCCGCCGGCGATGGGCTGCAGGCGCCAGAGTTTCGTTTCCCCGAACTTCTCCTCGCGCGGGTCGGTGTAGTGGCTCGCCGGCGTGAGCTCGGCCGGCTCGAACACGTGGAGCTGCCGCACCTCGGGGATGCGCTCTTCGTTCAGCGGCGCGGCGAGGTCCTGGCCGTCGTTCATCACCGGGAAGATCGCGGCGCCGCCGTAGGCGCGCTGGTAGTGCCAGGCGGTGCGGACCTTGTCGGCCAGGCCCAGCTCCTCGAGCTTCGCGTCGACCTCGCGCCCCTGCTCGCCGTCCTCGTCGTCCTGGATCTGCACCTCGAACCCTGGACGGAGCGCCTCGTCTGGCATCGACTCGATCACCCGCGCGGCGATGTCCGACGCACGCCAGATCTCGCGCGCGACCAGGTCGGGGACGACGCAGGTGGCGTACTCCGCCCCCATGCGCTTGTCGTAGCCGGAGACGCCCATGCCGGTGATGACGTTCATCATCCCGTCGCCCTTCGGCGTGGCGTCGGTCTTCGGCTGCTTCTTCTTGAAGGGCCACATGGGTCGTCTCCTAGTGCGCCTGCGCCTCGAAGATCCACGAGGAGCGGTTCATCAGATCGAGGAGGGCCTGGCTCGCGGCGTCCACCTGGTCGTCGTTCGCTCCGTTCGGGAAGGTCCTGAACTCGCCGACGAAGTCCTCGAGCCACCCAGCGCCGTCGGGGAGGAACACGTTGCCCGCCTCGACCTCGGGCTGCATGCGCGCGGCGCGCACCTCCTTGCCGCCCTCGGGGTTGAGCGGCACGAGCCCCGGAACCGACGACTGGAGGTCCGAGATGATCGCCGGCCCGTTGGCCTTCGCTTCGATCACCTTCCGCGCGGCGCGCGGCCACGCGGCGCACATCTGCCGGAAGCTCTCCTTCCCGTCCTTGTACTCCCACTGGGCGCGTCGCTGGTCGAGGAGGTAGCGGTCCGCGCCCTTCGCGGCCCACACCTGGATCACCATGAACGAGCGCTTCTTCCCCTGCGTGAGCTCGCCACCGCCGAAGTTGGCGTCGACCGAGAGGATGATCACGTCGAGCTTCTCGGGCAGCGGACGGGCGGCCTCTGCCCGGCACCCCTTCGGGCGCTGCCCCTCGACGCCAACGCCGTCCGGCTTCCAGAAGCGCCACCAGGTGTCCTTGAACATCCCGCCGCCCTTGGGGGCGGGGCGCTGCTGGTGCTGCCCGGCGTAGCCGTACGAGCCGAGTCGGCGCTTCTCCTCGTCGAGGACCTCTCGCGGGAAGCGCTCGGGATGGAGGAGCTCGCCGGGCTCCTTGCGTGGGTCGCACCAACCGATCGGCGAGTGCGCGACGTCGGTGGCGAGCTCGGGGTCGTACTCCTGGGGGATCACGAGATGCGTCCACGTCCCGTTCTCCAGGACGTGCCCTGTCCAGTCCTCCTCGTGGAGCCGCTGCATGATGCCGATGCGCACCGACGAGCGCGGGTCGTTCACCCGGTTCGCGATCGCCGTGTCCCAGCGGTCGTTCACCTCGTGGCGGTGTGCCTCGCTGTTGACCTCCTCGGCGTCGTTGGGGTCGTCCACGAGCAGAGCGTCCGCGCGGTCACCGGCGATCTTCGAGGTCATGGTGCTCGCCTGGCGGAAGCCCCCGGCGGTGTTCTTGTAGAGCGTCTTCGTGTCCTGGTCGGCGGCGAGCTGCCACGGCGGCGCGAAGCTCCCCTGGTACCAGTCGCTCTCGATGAGCGTCCGGCAGTAGAGGCTGTCCCTCGTCGCCACGCGAGGGTTCCCCGACAGGCAAATCACGCGCCACGTTGGGCACCGCAGCCACATCCACGCCGGCGCGCAGACGGAGACGATGCGGCTCTTCGCCGACCCGGGCGGCACGTTGATGAGCAGGTCCTTGATCCGCTGGACGTACGACGGGTCCTTCTGCTTCTCCTCCCAGTCGGTGAGCGCGACCTGGACGTGCAGGCAGATCGCCTCCATGTGCCAGTTCCATAGGAGCGGCGTCGAGGGCTCGAGGACGTGCCACGACTGCCGGAAGAACTCCGCCAGCGACCGGCGCGCCTTCTCCGCCCGGATCTCCGGGATCGACGGGAGGCTATTGAGCAGGGCCACCAAGTCGTTCACGGATCTCGGCCGCAGCCATGAGGGCGTCGAGCTCCGCCTCCGTCGCCCTCGAGAGGTCGGTCTTCACCTGCACGCCGCCCGACAACTCGATGGTCTGGGGCGGCCGGCCCAACGCGCGGTTGAGCAGCTCCTTCGCTGCGTCGAGGCGGTCCTTCAAGTCGGCTTTGCCGTTCTTGTACGTCTTCACCAGGAACTTCACGACGTCGCGCAGGTCGCTCGTCTCGGCGAAGATCATCTCTGCGACCTCGCGCACTCCGCGCGGCCGCCCGCCTGGGTTGGGCGACGGCCCGCCCTTCACGAACCGGCCGTTCTTCTCCCGCGGCACGCTCTGCTTCGGCTTCCCCACGTGTTCGTTCCTGTTCTCAGGCATCCTTGCCTGGGTCCTTCCTCTTCGTTGGCGCCCTGGCCCCCAGCGCCTCCCCTGCCCGCTCCACCGCCGCCCGGATCTCCTCGAACGCGTCCTTCACGTCGATCCCGAGCACCGCGGCCACCTGGCGCACCGTGCCCCCCTGTGGATTCCGGTCGACGAAGTCGAGGGCGCAGGTGTCCCGCCCCTCGCAGTCGTCGTCCGGGTCGATCAGCACCTGCACCTCGTCCGGTCCCTCGGCCTCGCCGAGCGTGCCGGCGATGTAGCGCCGGGCCTGCCGTGGGGAGACGTCGAACTCGGTGACCAGGATGGACGCGACCAGCGGCAGGCGGCACCGCGCGCTGAGCTCCCTCGCTCGGGCTGCCCGCTCGTGGAACAGCTCGGCGCTCGAGCGGATCTTGATCCCCAGGTGGTAGCGGCAGCCGTACCAGGGGCATGGCCGCGGGCCGTCGATGCAGTCCGCGCGGGTCCTGGGTCGGTCCGGTAGCTCGAGGTCCGCTTCGGCCATCAGGCGTGGCCACGCCTCTGTGTGCCGACGAGCGTGAGCTGGCGCGACCGGAACGTCACCCGCGCCACGGCGCCGCAGTGCTTCCCCAGGAAGACCCAGGCCGGCTCCGAGAACGGGAACTCGAACTCGAGGCAGATGGACGGGGGCATGTCCTCCGCCCCTGCGTCGCCACGCGCCTGGACGCCCTTCAGCGCAGGGATATCGACCTGGTCGTGATCAGAGACGAGTCGGGCATTCACCTCCAGGGCCTCGGTCGGCAGGACGCACGAGGACAGCCCGCCGCCGCGCAGGGACTGGAGGGCCTGGCGCGCGTCGGCGCCGAGCGCGGTCGCGATCTCGTCGTCAAACTCGCGGTCGATGATCATCGTGCAGATGCGTGCGACGACGCCGTTCTTCTCCTTCGCCTTGACCCGGATCGCCTTGATGCCGGCGCTCACCTCGATGTCGAACATGGGGCACCTCCTTTCTCCGTGATCCCTTCGGTGACCTTCTCGATGGCCAGCTGCATCGCCCCGAGCTCGGCGCGCAGCTCGGCGACTTCCAGCCGGAGCCGAGCGTTCTCCGCCTCCAGCGCCGCAACCGCCTCGCGCAGGTTGGTGATGAGCCCCGACCAGCGCGGGCTCGTCTGCTTTTCCTCGACGCTCATCCGTCGACCTCGAGCTGGGCGAAGCGCAGGCAGGTCGCGTCCTCGCCCTCGTACTCCGGGTTGAGCAGCTTCACCACGTGCACCACGATCACGATCGGCCTCCTCCTCTGGTAGAGGTGCCCCGGGGCGAACACCAGGTCGCACACCGTGCACCGGTAGAGCCCTCCGTCCTCAGGTAGGGCCTGGGTGTGGCAGCCCGCCCGAGGACATAGGATCGTCACCCCGTCCCCCTCTTCACTGTCTCGGCCTCAGCCGCCCGTCTGATGCAGTCGTCGACGATCCAGCTCAGGCAGCCGGTGCAGTTGACGTACAGGTGGTCGGCCCACTCAACGCGCGCGCCCTGCCGCGCGACCGCATCCATCGTCTCCGCGCAGGCGGTCGCCACCACGTCGCTCGCCTCAACCAGATCGCCGACCTTGACCTCCTTGTTCAGCTTCACGAGCACGAGCCCGCGGGCCCCGCCCTCCAGTACCGTCCTCAAGGCCGCGTTGTCGAGGCTCGCCGGGGTCGGCGGCCAGTGAACGAGTTGCGGGTCCTTCCAGTTCTCGCGCTCGGCGCGCCTCTCTCGCAGCCGGAAGGTGAGAGCGCGCAGGCAGGCCACGCACGTCACACTCTCCGGTCGCTCGGCGTGCTTCGGCGGGATCTCTCCTGGCTTCGGCGCGGCCCCGCACGTTGCTCGCGCGGCCGAGTCGTTGAAGGCCGTGAACCCAGCAGGGTCCCTGCGTCGGTAGCGCCGCCGCCACTCTTCACGCGTCACCGGCCAGTGGACCGGCTCCGCGTCGTGCCGCATGAGCCGCAGGCACACGCCGCACGTCACGTCGGAGTGGTTGTCGGTCATGGGCGGCGGGCTCCCGACGATGGCCGAGTCGCAACGTGCGTGCTCTTCGAAGCGCGGGTGGAAGCGGTCGTCTTCGTCAGACCTTCGCACGCGCAGGTGCACCCGTTTCGGCGAGGCCGCGCCCATCTATGCCCGTCCCCCTGGTTTCTTGTCCCCGGTCGGGGTCTCACATTCTCGGGCGGGGGTGGCCTTGTCGCTGTCCCGCCCCCTTCTAATCTTTCCGGATTCCCCGTCGGAGAACGGCATCACGCAGCCTCCTTCGGCTCCTCGTCCACCATCGGCGGGTCGAGCAGCTCGCGCACCCAGTCCCGGGTGGGGCCCGAGCACGCCAGGAGCCCGGACACCAGCTTGAGCGTCCACCGCAGCGCTGCGAGGTCGGCCCGGACCTGGAGTCGCTGCGTGTCGTTCAGCTCGTGCTGCGCCAGGCGCATCTTGCTGTACGCTGCCAGCCTCAACAGTCGCTTCGCCTTGCGCCTCCTGTGCTTGCCCACGCCGAGCTGGCGCAACCCCTCGAGCAGGCCGTCGCACGAGTCGCACCCCTCGTCGTTGTAGTGCGAGACGTCGTCGAGCGGGCAGTCCCGGAGGGCGCAGTCTCGACAGTCCTCCTGGCGACATGTGTCGGTGTTGCCCGAGCACGTCATGGTCCACCTCCGTCCTGTGTCGCTCTCTCGGTGCAGTCCTCTCCGCCGCCGCGCGTGTCGGTCGGCGGGCCCTCTTGGGGGCAGTCCTCGCCGCCGCACGCGGCCATGAGGACGAGCAGGAGCCAGCGCATCTACCAGCCCTCCAGCGCGTCGAGCGCCGCGTCGCGCTCCACCTCGAGTTCCCGTACCCGCGCGCGCAGCGTCCCCACCTCGCACAGGTGGACCAGCCACCCGATCACGTCGGAGCCGTGCCACCCGAGGAGCGCCGACTGCACCCACTCCGTACCGTCGAGGTCCCAATCAACCACGGCTGCCCGGAGCGCAGAGACCCCAGCGTGGCCAAGCTCACCCCGTGCCAGGTCTCTTGCCACCAGCCGCAGGTGCATCGCACGACGTCGGTCCATCACGGCCTTGAGCTGCTCGTCGGGTGTCATCCCCACCACCTCCTCAGCTCGGTCACCACCAGGTACGCCGCACCGAGAGCCAGCCCCACGGTGGCCAGGACGATCAGGCCGCCGACGGCGCGGACCCGGCCGCCCAGGCCCTCGGGCTCGACGGGCCGCACCTTCTTCGTGCGCACGACCAAACACGACGAGCAGAGGATGGTGCCCTCGAACGGCACAGCGCACGACCACGAGACCTGCCGGCCGCAGCCGCCGCACCAGGTCCGGCTCACGCTGCACCGTCCTTTCGCCACCCCAGGAGGCCGTACCCGGCGATGTCCATGTACGGCGACTCCCCGCCGAGATCCTTCCCCTCAGGCCCCCGCTGAGCGATCCGCGACAGCTTGTCGAGGATGCGCACGATGAGCAGCGCGTCGTCGTACTGGTCGGGTCGGACCCCGTCGGGGTAGAGCACGCGCATGATCGCGCCAGCACGACCCGCGGCATCACCGTACTGCCGCTGCTTCGACTCGACGGTCCTGCCGACCCTCGCGCCGAGGTCTATCCACCGCGACCGCGAGATGTCGTCCTCGTGCTCGGCGACGAGGCCGCACGACCGGCACAGCCACCTGCCCTCGAAGAGCATTGCTTCGTCCAGGACCATCGACGCGTGGCACTTCGCACACAACGGCTCCAGGCTCATGCCATTGCTCCTCTCAGCTCGACGACGTCCCTGAAGCGATCGCACTTCGTGCACCAGCGCCTCACCGCGCGGGTGCTCGCGGTGACGAGCGGACCCACGCCGTCGTGCCTGCACTCGAGCACTGCCTGGTAGACCGGCTCTCCATCACGGGTGAAGTAGAGCGGGGCACCGACGATGGGCAGCTCCGGACGGCTCATGGCGCCCTCTCGGGCACGGCCACGCCGTTCTCCTCGAGCAGGATCTCCAGGTCGCGCACCCGCCCGCGATCGAGTGCGCACGCGGGCCGCCGTCGCCGGTAGTCCGGCTGGCGATCGGTTTCCCGGTCTGCCCTGACGTCGTGCTCGGAGCGGCCGGTGTACGCGGCCTCAGCCCGGATCAGGCGATCGAACGCCTCCGTCCCCAGCATGTGCCAGCGAAACTCAGGATCGGTCTGCACGCGGTTGAGGGCATAGCGAACGGCGTCGTAGAGCAGCTCGGTAACTTCCTTGCTCATGGCACCTCTCCAGTCAGCGCGAGCACGACCCCGACGAAGATGTCGAGCTCCAGCCGCAGCCTCAGCAGCTCGACGAGTTCCGCGTCTGTTGGGTGCACGCAGTCGTCGGTCGCGCCGTAGAAGCCGCAGTTCCCGGGATCGCACAGCGCCGGCGCCGGGACCAACGTGATCGGGCCGTCCTTTGCCGGCGGCACGATGCACGTGTGGGCTTCGCCCGTGCCCACGCAGTGCCTGCAGTCAGCGGCCTTGCGCCCCTCCTCGAGGCTGGCCACCAGCGTCTCGGTTTGCCAGCGCTTGAAGCGGGCGATGATGTCGGGGGTCGCCTTGGTGATGCGGTCGAGGAGGTTCGCCCTCTTCTGAGCTGGCGTACCCAGCCCTAGGGGAACATCAGCCCGCAGACGCGCCGTCACCTGCTCGCAGACACCCAGCCTGATCTTGGCGAACAGCTCGCGCGTCATGGCACCCACCCCCACCACGACCGCCAGCTCGCCGGTGCCGGACGAGCGTGCCGACCGACCACGCAGGACGTCGATGCCCCCGTGGTCGGCCGGCACGCCAGCCTCGCCGGCTGGTCCAGGTCCCTGAGACCTGCGCCGTCGGTGCCCTCGGGCTCCTCGTCCTTGATGGCGCACCGGCGAAACTGCAGGAGCGCGTACGTCTGGAGGGCGACCAGGCGCTGCCCGAGCTCGACCACCTGCGCGGGGTCCAGCCGGATGGAGCCGTCCATCGGGTCCGCGTACGGCCAGTCGAACGGCTCGTACTCCGGCGGGGCGTCCATGCACGGCGCGCCGGGCACGCGCTCGACCTTCACCCTCTCGATCACCGTGGTGTGCTGCTTCGGGTAGCAGCCGGTGAGAACGGCCAAGACCACCCCGCCAGATAGCAGCAGGAGCGCGATGACGAACGCGCGCCGCAGGTCCCGCAGCTCGGCGCGCAGCGACTCGTGCTTGATCAGCAGCATGGTGATCGCCCCGTCCTTCGGCTGGTCGCGCATCAGGCACCTCCTCCAGCGACGGCCGACGGAGCGAGGACCTCGCCGCGCCGGCGGCGCACCTCCGCCTCGACCTCGGCGGGCAGCGTCCACAGCCGCCGAGCTCCCCGGCACCGCACCGGCTCGATGGGCGTGATCTCATCGAGCAGCCACACCCAGGGGCCAAAGCCCCACTGCGACTGTCCCGGCCGCCACAGGTCGATGGTCGTGCGCCACATGGGATCCATCTCGACGTGCAGCACCTCGACGACCTTCGCGGTCGCAAGGATGACGCCGCCCGGGCAGTCCCCCGCTGAGGGCGGAACGACTCCGAGGTCGCGGATGAAGCGCGCGCCGTCCTCGTCGTAGGTCTCGCCGGCGTGGATAGCGAGCTCGAGCGGCAGGAGCTGCAGCAACGGTCGCCATCCGCGGTTCTCGACCGCCTTGATGCCCTTGGCGACGACCTGCGCCCAGGGGGTATGGAGCGTGAGGCCGAGCATCATGGCACCTCCGCTTCTTCTTCGGCGTCCCAGTCGGGATCGTCGTCAGTCTCCGCCTCCTCGATGCCCTGGTCGGGCGCCCGCGCCGAGGCTAGCTGCGGCAGCTCCCAGCGCTGGACCGGCGCCGGCTGGTTGGTCGCCGCCACCGCGCGCGCCATCACCTCCGTGGTCGGCGTGAGCGCGTAGATCGCGCCGCCGCCGTAGTACTGCGTCGCCGACCACCCCGCGCCACCGACTGCCGGGACGTCGATGCGCAGCATCGGCACGCCGGCGACGACCTCCTCCGACACCACCCCGCCGAGGCGGCGGTGTCCCATCAGCTCGACGATGGCCCAGCCTTCGTACGGCTTCTTCTCGCCCATCTCAGCCCTCCCCGCCGAGGTCGCGCCACGCGTCATCCTGCTCGTCGCCCTGGTCGGGCGCCTGGGCCGTCGGCTCCTCGTGCTCGTCCTGCTTCTCGTCGTCGTGCATCGGGCTCCTCCTCGGTTCGACCCTGATCTCAATCGCGTACTCGCGGTCGTCGCCGCGGCGCTGCTCCACGCGCCACTCGACGCGCTCGTCCCGGTCGTCGGCGACGTGCGCCCACCGCGTCTCCCCTCGCTTCTTGATCGGCAGCCCCAGCTCGACGGCGACCTGGTCACGCGCCGCCTTGGTCGCTCCGCCCACGAGGTTGTCGCCGTCTAGGACGTGCGGCGCGATTCGGGTGATCGTCACCACCACCGGCAACCGGGCCTCGTACGCCCCCCAGCACAGCGCCACTGCCTCACGAACGCTGCTCGTGCGCCTGTACTTCTTGCCCCAGTGCCCCCGCGCGTTCGCCTCCGACGCTGTATGCACGGGGACGACGAGCGTGAACGGCTCACCGGGCCGCGGGCGGTTGCGCAGGTCGACCACGAGCTGGGCTCGCCTCATCGGCCACGTACCCCGCCCGCGCTCCGCGCCGGCATGTTCGAGAGGCCGAACTCCTCGAGCAGCTCGCCGAGCTCGCGCCCAACGCGCCTCAACTGCCGAAGGCCTCGCTCCTCGAGCTGTCGGATCCGCTCGCGGGTGAGGTTCATGATCTCGCCGATCTGGTCGAGCGTCGGCGCCCCGCGGTCAGCCACGTCTAGCGCGCAGGTGTCCTTCAGCTCCCAGACCTCGCGGTCAGGGAAGTTGAGCTTGATCGACCCTGTCTCCGGGTTGACGTCGAGGTAGAGGTGGTACTTGCAGCGGACGAACGGACACGGTCGCGGCCCCTCGGCACACTCGCCGCGGGTCTGCGGGCGCTCGACACCCTCGGGCGTCGGGTACAGGAGCGCGCCGATCCGCAGCTCCTCCTGCGTGATTCGCTTCATCGCGATCGTCTTCGACCGCGGACCGCTGCGCCGCGGTCGGATCCGGACAGGCCGCGCAGCCGCCGCAGGCGTCGCCTCCGGCGCCTGGCCCGGCGCGTCTTCCGGCGCCGTCGCTTCCGCTGTCCGCTCCTCGCTCACTCGAACTCCAGCTCGCTCACGTCCTCGAGCACCGCGTCCTCAGCCGCCGAAGGGGTCGCCGGCCGCCGCGCCTCCGCGAGCTCGCGGATCACCGCCAGGCGGTCGCCGCGCGGCTTCGAGGGCGGCTTGGTCATGCGCTTCCCGCCGTGGTAGCCGCAGGAGGTGCCCTCTGTCGGGCGGCCGCAGAGCTCGCCGGTGCGCTTCACCGCGTCGCACCGCCCGGGCGTCGGCGCCACGAGCTGCGCCTTCTCCTTCGCGGCCCGCTTAGCGATCGCCGCCCGGGCCTCCCCGTTCGACACCTCCTTCATCGAGGCCGCGCGCGGCGCCAGCTTCCCCACCGGCGGCCCCGAAGCGGCCTGGCGCTGCTTCCGCCGACGCCGCTTCTTCTTCAGCGCCGGCGCCGGGACGACGTCGGCGCGCTGCTCCGCCACCCACGAGCGAAGCCGCTCGAGCTCCGTCCCCTGCAGGATCCGAACGACCTCCGCGCGGCCACCGGTGTAGAGCCGCAGCATGCAGCCCTCCGACAACTCGACCTCGAGCGGCTTCATGACCACCTCACCTCGTCGCGGTTCGCCTCCGTGAAGATCGACCAGCACAGCTCGCACCGGTCGTGCTCCTCTTCGTCTTGCTCCGACGTCGCGGCACGCACGTACGCGCAGAGCGAGCGAGAGAACGGCCGCCCGTCCGGCGTGCCCGGCTGCGCGTCGCGCGGCACCAGGAACGCGTGGGCCTTTCCGGTCGCCGTCGAGCGGCGCCACTGGTACTTCCAGCGCGTCATGCTGACCTCCTCGATGGATCCGCGAGCAGCGAGACGCGCTTCTCCAGCGCACGGCCGACGTCGATCACCGTGAGCGCTGTCTCCATGTCCTGCCCGATCAGGTCGTGCGCCCGTCGCCAGGCAGCCAACACCGTCGTGTGGTGCTTGCGGAAGAGCCTCCCCAGCTCGGGGAAGGACATGTGCGTGTGCCGCCTGACGAGGTACATCGCCAGAGCACGCACACGGGTTAGCGTCAGGTGTCGTCGGCTGCCCAAGAGGTCCTGGACACGCACGCGGTAGTGCAAGGCGACCATCTCGAGCACCGCCCGTGCCTTGGCCGCGTCGCTCATCGGCCGCACCGCTGGGCTGCGCTCTTCCGCGCCATGCACGCCGCGTTCGCCACCATGTGGCAGCAGCTGTCCGAGCAGTACCGACGGTACTTCTCGCCCCTGCGCCCGCCCTTCGACAGCTGGCACGGCCGGCCACACCCGGGTCTCGCGCAGAGGGGCGCGTCCTCCGCAGGATCCGCCGATGGGGTCACCACGCGCACGGGCGCAAACGCCGCCGGCCGCACGTCCGCGAGCCGGTATGCGCTTGGCCGAGCTCGGCGCTCGTTCGTGAACAGCAGGTCGCTCATCGGCCACCCACTTTCGCCAGCCGCGGCCACATGCCGACCTCGTCTGCCCGACGGAGGAAACGCGCCGAGTAGCGCGTCCCCAGCGACTCGCGCGACAGGTTCGCGGTGACGATGGTCCGCCGCTGGTTCTCGTAGCGGAAGTTGTACAGCCCGTACAGCTGCGACAGCTGTGCGTTGCTCCGGTCGACCGGCTCCGTCCCGGCGTCGTCGATGACGAGCAGCGAGCAGCGCTGGTATCGCCGCAGCTTCGCCGCGTGCATCTCGTTGTGCCGCGGATCGAGGTTCGCCAGCTCGATCGCGTGCACCATGAGCGCGTGCGCATCGCACGCCACCGCCCACGCCGCCGCGAACGTCTTCCCTTCGCCGCCCTCGCCGGTGAGCATCAAGATCCGCTTCTCGCGCGGGGCGGCCTTCAGGAACGCGCGCGTCTCTCGCATCGCCTGCGTGTCCGACATCCGCCGCTCGAGTAGCGCGTCTACGACCTTCTCGGGCACACCGCGCTCGAGCAGCTCGTTGCGCCGCGTCCCCTCGCGGGCGCGTCGAAGGAAGGCGTCATGCTGCTCGGCCTCCGCCGGTGAGAGCACGCGGAGCTCGCGCAGCGCCTCCTCGATGAGCGCGCCGATGGGGCTCGGTCCGTTCGTCCTGTCGTCGGTCATCGCCAGCTCACCCACGTCGGTCCTCCTCGCTCGCGTCCGGGAACGTGTCGGTCGGTGCGAACCCGAGAGACGCACCACCACGCACGCCCGGCGGGGAAGCGCGCGCCCGCACCCCCTGGCGGCGAGCCATGAGCGCGGAGAGGCTCCCGAAGAAGCCGTGGAGCGACAGCCCCCGGCGGTTGAGCTGGAAGTCGTCGGCGCCGGTGACGTACTCGCGAGCCAGCGCTGTGAGAGCATCGCCGGTGAACGAAGCGTCGAGCTCGCGGACCTTCTTGCCGGCCGCCGCGTGGTCCTTGCCCGGGTAGTCCACCCCAACCCGCTCGCGGTATGCGGCCATGAAGGCGGCGATGAACACGCGGACCCTCGGATCGGTCTCGCGGTCCTGTGAACCCTTCTCCCTCCGGAGCCCCTCCGGTTCCCTGGGCTCGGTCCCTGCCGGGGAGCTCGAGCCACACGCCTTCTCGTCCTGGACCAGGTCCCGCGCGCGCCCGCGCGCGAAAGGCTTTTCCGGAATAGGAAGAGGATCCGGAAGAGGATCCGGAGGCGTTACGTCGCGGTCCACCGCGTCACTCCCCGTGACTCCGCGTGACGCTTCGTGACTGGCCGTGACTGCTAGTGACAGCTGGGCCCGCTTCGCCTCGGCGGCGGCGGACTTGTCGCGGTACCGCTTGGCCGCCTGGCGCTGCTTTGGCGTCCTCGGCTGCTCCCAGTCGGGGTGCGGAAGGATCTCGAGCGAGCCGTCGGGGTAGCGGTGGACGAGCTTGCCCTCCATGCCGCCGAGCGCCTCGGTGACATCGTCGAGCGGCATGCGGCGCTGGGCGGCGATGAAAGCCGGCGCGCTGTAGGCGGCCGGGATGCGGCCCTCGAAGCCGCGGCGCACGTCGAGCGCCAGGAGCCAGCGGAAGACCGGCTCGGCCTTCCACCCCGCCTCGACGAAGTCGGGGTTCTCGTCGAGGTACGCGGAGAGGTGAAGGGACCAGCTCATGCGTCCTCGACCTCGACGCGCAGCCGCCACTCCCGCAGTCGCCCCCGGCGCGGGGCCTCGTCGGCGGTGACCTCGACGACCTCGGCGCCGGTCACGGGAGGGGCCGTCGCCTCGGTCCTGAGGTACCCATCTTCATCGAGGACGAACGCGAACGTCGCGCAGCCGTCCGGCGTGAACGCCGTGCAGGTGAACCGCTTCATGACGCCCTCGCCGTCGAGCCGTCCGGCTCGGGCACCCACGCCTGGAGGTTCTTGATGACGTCGAGCGAGGGCTTCCAGTTCGCGCCCGCGATGATGTCGATGGCCGCGTGCGCCTGCTGGTAGGTGAGATCCGTCCGCAGACCGAAGCGCTGAAGCTGCTTCGCCTGCCGCAGCGTGCAGAGCCGCTTCATCGCGCGCTCACGCACCGCCCTGCAGATCTTCTGGGCCTCCCAGTAGTCCAGCCCCGCCGTCGGGATCTTGTGCTTCGCCAGCTTCTCCAGTTGCTCGCGTGTCGGCGGCATCTCCACCGGCCCGTCCGCGGCACGGATGTCGATCCCGAGAAGCGCCGACTCGGTGGCGAACAGGTCGACCTCGCGGGCCTGGTACCGCGCCCGGACCGTCGCCCGCTTGCGCCGCTCGAGCTCGGCGATTTGCGTCCTCGCCTGGTCGATTGCGTCGAGCAGCTCGAGCTGCGGGTCCTCCTTGGCCAGCCGCTTCGCCAGCCCGCGTACCTCCTCGGTCTCGTCTCCGCCGAGGATGTCCACCGCCGTCACCAGCGAGTGCCGGCCGGTCACGCCGACGAAGTCGATGACCAGCGCATCCTTCTTGCCCGGGAAGAGCCGCGTCGAGCGCCCGACCATCTGCGAGTAGAGCGAGCGCGACATCGTAGGTCGGGCCATGGCGACCGCGGACACCCACGGCAGGTCGACGCCCTCGGTGAGGAGCATCACGTTGACGAGGAACTGGAAGTCGCCCTGCTCGAACTGCCGGCGCAGCTCACGCCGAGCCTCGAGGTCCATAGTGCCGTCCACCGACCTCGCGCAGCCCGGCCGGTATCGCTCGAACACCGCGGTCAGCAGCTTGGCGTGCTCGACGGTGACCGCGAAGACGATGGTCGGTCGATCGGCGGCGAGCTCGAGCGTCGGCTGCGCGACCTCGTGGAGGTGCTTCTCCTCCGACATGATCTGCTCGAGCTCGGTGACCGAGAAGTCGCCCTGCGACTTCGAGAGGCCGCTCAGGTCCAGCCC